ATTTTAATTGGACTTTTTGAGTTCTTCTCGGTCACGGGCATTCTGGTCAAGTTGTTCCTGTACCCAGTTTAAATACTCGTAGTTACCAGAATCACCTTCGATCTCATCTAATAGTTGTTGAAGGTCAATGCTCTGTAGATATCTGAGTTTAGTTTCAGATTGTCTGGCCTCTTTCTTAATTCTACGCACAAAAGAATAGTAAGTAATTTGTGTGAAGTATGCGAAAGGGTTATTGGATTTTTCGGGGTTGAAACGATCAGCATACCTTAGGCAATTTTCAATGCCATCAAGTATCATTTCATCCCGGAAAGTATAGTTTACAAAATTAGACTTATAGGCCAAATGATTTGAGATCTTAACAAAACATTCGCCCAAGTAATTTGTGCATTGAGGTTTCGGATTGCCTGCTGACTCAGCAGACGCAATTTCATCTTTCCAGTCTTTCATAGCCTGAAAAAACTTTTTGTTGTCAATGTAATGTGCAGTTGCTTTTTTCTTCATCATGTACCCATTATATAGTTTAAATTATATTTTGTCAAGCGCTAAATAATGCTTGACATCCATTCACGGTATTGTTATACTTGTGCTGTCGGCATGAAAGGAATAGTTTAATGTACGATCTTATCCTTTTTAAGTAACATCTCATCTAAGACTTCTTTCATATATTCTGCTTCTTCTTTTGTGTATTCAGGCTCTTTGTTGCTGACATAAGCATTACCATCATAAGACATACCTGTTTTGTAAACAGTGTTCACCATTTCTTCATACGTAGATATTAATCTTTCATCTAAATCAGAAACATACAGGACATTGTAAGTGTCAATGACAATCTCTTGGTCTTGTGTCATCACTAAAAAAGGCCTAAGCACCATTTGTTCGCCTACAACCTTACCTGCCGAGTCTTGCATAGGTTTAGAATATACTTCTAAAGGATTCACAATCAATACATCTTCTGGTGTAAATTCTATATCGCCCACGACAGTAACATTATTTGTCAGTTTAATAACTTTATAATTATTCTGCATTTATAGGTACTCTTACAAGTTTGTAGTTGAATCCTTCTTCATTATAAATTTTTATACGCTCTACCATATGATGTAACGTATAATTTTTCTTAGACTTCCATTGTAAGTCATCACCTACATCAAACAAGTTACAAGAGGTTTTGTTATCTCCTTTACGCAACCCTCGACCAATACTTTGTAAGTTTCGTATTCTGCTTTTACTCGGTGAAGCAAAAACAATATTATGTAAGTTTCTAATATTTATGCCTGTTGAAAATGTCCCATATGACGCAATAATAATAGCGTCTGTTTCTTCCTCTGTTATAGCACGTATCTGTTCTCTTGTGTCAGTATCAGTACCACCGAATACAAAAAATACTTTTCTATCCGGACACTTTGTTGAAATCATATCGTGTAGAATTCTACCGTGCTTCTCTACATATTGAAACAACACAAGTGTGTTTCCTTCTTGTGTGATAGACAAATTACGTATAACTAAGTTGCGACTGTGATTCGATACAAGCCAATCCATTTCTTCCTGATATGTCATACCTTTCACTGTTTTTCTGTCAGCATCAGGGTAATCTAATACCATTGCTATAATTTTTAAGTCAGCAACTTGATTAGTGTCCATCAGTTTCTTTGTAGTAATAACTTTTTTGACCTGTCCGAACACACCTTCTAATACTAGCTTGTGTGTCTTTGTACCGTCAAGTGTACCTGTTGTACCGATACGATAGGGAGAGTTTACACATTTGTCTAATATAGTAGTAAGAGATTTTGCTTTGAATAGATGAGCCTCGTCACCATAGATAACATCAAACTGCTCGAACCAAGACTTAGGAAACTTGTATATAGATTGCCAAGTAGATATAGTTATAGGATATTCGTTTGACTTTTCTTTGCCGCCATATATTCTATGACAGTTCTCGGACACAGCCCAATCATCTGCGGTTGCGTAGTCTTGGAAGTCACCATACATTTGCTCAACGAGAGACGTTGTTGGGACAATGATGAGTTGCTTTCTGTTAAGATGTTGATGATAACGAACCAAGTTATAAATGATAAGAGATTTACCCGAAGCAGTTGGTGAAAGGAGTAATGCTCGCCCATTGTTAATTGCCGTCTTGACCGCATCAACTTGATAGTCTCGTATTTCAATGTCTTTGCCTCCGCTTTGTAGCTTTAATTTTTTAGCAAAGTTTTCTACGTACTGTGTTGATACAGGATCACCTATATCTTTTATGTTTATTTCGATAGGATATTCTAATGTGTTAGCAAACTCTTTTAAGTAAGGTAAGAGCCCTACGTACAGTTCTTGTCTGTACATATTATATAAACGTGCTTTGCCATCCCACATACGTGAGCGATACAACGGCATAAACTTAGCACCGGGTACATCAAAAGTAAAGAAATCATTGAGCTCTTGTGATATACCTGGCTCTGTTTCTATCTTAAGATGTACTTCATTTTTCTTGCTGACTTTTATCACATTAACCCATTACTAAACTTTGTCCATTCAATAGTATTTTTTATGTCCCATGTTCTACTATTTAGTGACTTCATAACATACTCACACTGATACAAGCAAGCACGAATGTATTCTACTTTATCCATAATTTTCATAACATCAGGATCACTGTCTAATACTTCTTGCATTTCTTGTTTTAGCGGTTGGTTGCCTAAATATTGCTCCCAGCCAAGACCTTCTAATTCTTCTTTACTGAGTTCGCCTCTAAAATATCTACCTTTAATTCTACGTAGGGATAGCATTTGTGCTTCGTATTTACGTAGCTGTAGTTTAAAAGTGGTGAGATAGTTTAAATATTTAGCGTGAAGTTCAGGAGTCTTTGCAGATTCACTGCCTAGATTTAATTCATCAATTTTGCAATCGGACTTCCACTCCTCTTGCAATTCGTTCAATGTAATCATAATATACCTACGTCAATAATATAATGTTATTTATTACAATGCTTCAACCTTAAAATTCAAGTATCTGAATATTGCTGTGCCTACAAAATATTCAGTATCAGTAACATCAAACTCAAGACCACTTAACGATATAGGAAAAGCGTCTTTGAATTGTATTGCTGTTGCTGGGTTATTGTTAGAGTCTAGTACAAACAATGTAGCATCACTTTTGATAGCCAAATTTCTAGCTTTCTTTTCATTAATTTGAGGGAAGCGATACCGCTGTGAATCAGCGTATTCTTTGTACTGGGCACTATCTTCAGGTGAGCCTAATCCAACCATCCAGTTGTGTAACTCATTATAGTTAGCCATGTTTTCCTGTATTAAAAAACGAATTAGCAGTTCACCATAAGCTAGTTTTTCACCTGGCTCATAATAGTCTTGCAAAGGCGTTGCCATTTGAGCTTGACCGATACTGATCTCTGGAATATTTGCTGATTGGCAGAAGAATGAGACGTTGGGGATGTTGTGAACCTGAAAACGAAACCCATTTGGTTTCAAGTAGTCAAGATCACTAGGGTTCCCAGCGTCCCATGTGCCTTCTGTTATGTTACTTGTTGGGGTGTATGCCATAGTAGTTACCTTGTGTGTATCTACTATTTATAATACCTGTAAGTCTAGGTACAAAGTCATGGTTTACAGATAAATGCACACAAAACATAATATAAAGTATGTAATATTTAGAAACCATAGTTAGCATATACGATAACCACTGGTAATCCGAATGCTACAAGAATTGTTCCTAAAGACTGTACTGCTGCTAAGGTGTAGTCGCGCTTTCTCATTTTCTTTTAAGTCCTTGCCTTTTGGGCATTTTTAATCGTGTGTTTATATACTGGTGTGTATAGGAAAGTAACACATAGTGCTACTTTCCGTACTATATATAATAAACGATTTTTTAAGACTTGTCAAGCATTATTCTACATTTTTCCAAGTAAATGCACCGAAGAACATTTCGTCTTCTGACATCAGACCCCATGGTACTTCTCTTGCTGGGTCTGGATTCATTGGATTGTCCTCACTGTTATCAAACGCACCTTCAACAAACAACCGTGTTCCTGCAGGAATAAACTTAGGCTCTTTCCATGTATATGAAAGTTGCCAAGCATATTCATACTTAGGAATGTCGATTAGTTCTTCTTCTGTGCCATCAGCATAGATTGCCTTAGCTCTCATACTCTTGCCACGGAAGTGCATATGTGGTAAGAATGTATGTAGGTTAATATCATTCTTCAGAGTAATCTCTGCTGTCTGTACAAAGTTAGGATCAAACGGTGGAATCGGTGTCCAGTTGTTAGGGAAGATACAAGCACAGTCGCCTGCCATTCTCTCCTCTGGTACTACACCTTCATCGTGGAAGTATAGTCCGATTCTTGCTCTATCTGTTCTCGCTGTACCATCAGGCGTATAGTGTAGCTGTAGATTCACAATCGAACCTGCTTTTAGTAAACCACCAGTGTTCTCGTCATAGTAATCAGGATCACCACCAGGAACATATG